ATATTTCTGGTAAATACTGTTGCGCAAAATCATTTCCTGCAGCAGTATTAAATTGCAAATAATTATTGGCTAATAGTTGCTGGTTAGGAGCAGGAACTATCGCACCAAATTGTGGAAAAATCGACATAATTTATTTTTTTGTTTTTAGTTAAATGTTTTTCTTTTTACTCTTAATTTTGAAGAATCAAGTCCACTTACTGCTTTTACTTTTAAACCTTGTATAAATACATCCCCAGTGTTTGTTTTTCTAGACTCTGTACTTATATTTTTAGACTTAGCTAACTGATCCTTGATAGCATCAGTTTTGCCTTGCTCATAAAAATGTTGGGCCATAGCATCAGCATTTTGTGCTGTATATAAGGCTTTATGATATTCTTTGTGTTTAACTATTTCACCTTCTTTATTAAGAAACTTTCCTATAAAATTTGAAATATCACTTTGATTATCAGCAACACTAGAAGGATCTTTAATACTATATCTAAATTTTTTATCTCCTACATTAAAATCAAAACCTTTGAAATCGTTGTTTAAAAGTTCTTTAGATCTGTTTTTAAAGTCTTCTCGTCTTTTATTATATAACTCTTGTTCTTCGGTGTGTCGGTTGAAAAAATCCATAGCTTTTTGTTGCTCTTGGGTTACGCCGGGCCTCAACTTGATTTCCTCGTAATATTTACCTTTTAAGCTTTCCAAATAGTTTTTGGCTTTTGCAACTTCTTCTTTATACGCAAGTTTTTTCTTTCGAACGTCCCTTGCTTCATCTAATTCCTCGTCAAATGAAAATGAATCTTCTATAATAAAAGATCTTTCTTCACTATCTAAATGAGGTTTAGCTGCTTTGTAATATTCATGTAACAGAGCATCGTTACTTATATTACTATAATCACGATTCAAACGAGCATAGTCATCAACCGTGCCGCCTGTTTCCTCCATAAACTGAACTAATTTTTCTATGTTCTCTGGTAGTTTTTGTGCTTCAACTTCCTGAGGTATTTCTTTTTGTTCTTGTGAGGCAGTGGTAGTTTCATTGCTTCCTGCCACTCTGCTCTCGTCAACGTCACTGTCTTCATCTTTTATTTCTTGTATTGGTGAATCTATTGTTTGTTCTTCAACATCATTTTTATCGGACTCGACCCGTACTTCTTTGTCCACTTTTTCGCTAGACTGGGTAGGTTCGCCCACATCCACTTTCTTTGTTTCTCCGATTTGAATGGCATCTTTTGATTCTGTTTTAGTTTCTTCTTTTTTACTTAAATCTACTTTTATAGGTTTCATTTCATCTTTTTCACCTAATGATTTCATTTTTTTAGCAGACTTTATTTTAAACTCGCCTTCAGTTTTTACCGGCGTAGTATCACTTACTTTTACTTCTTCTTTTACTTCTTTTTCTTTTTTTGACATAATATGATAATATAAAATTAATAACTATTGTTAAGGACTAAATTGTTCTAAACCAAATCCTCCTAATGAATCATTTTCTGATTCAAAATCTGTAGGTAAAAGATCTTTTTGTCTTTGTTCGATCATTTTACTTTGCTGTGTAGCTTGTATCCGTGTTCTTTTATCTTTACGATCTTCAATTTCAGCTTCTCTAGCTGTTTCACGACCAGCTTCCATTTGTGCTAATTGTAATTTATATTGAAACTCTTCAGCCATTAATTGTTTTTTAATGTTAGCTTCCTGTTCCATTCTCTCTATTTCAAATTGAGACTTAGCTTGCTCTATTTGTATTTTTGTTTCAGCAACAGCTTGTTCTTTCTGTACATCAGCTAAAGCAGCCGCTTCAGATGACTTTTGATTTGCTTCGCCTTGTGCTTGTATATTTTCTAATTGAGCAGCTCTATCTTTATCTTGTTTTCTTTTCTGCTTAATTTTAAGCATTTGATTAGCAAGCTTTATATTAGATATCTCTCTTAAATCTATTGCATCTTCTAATCCAATATTACCCGCTTGTAAAGCTATTTGTATACTTTTTTCTAATTGAGCTTGTTCTTCTTCATCAGGTTCTAACTCCAAAAATATACCAAAATCATGCATGTGTAATTTTTCTACTTCTTCTAATGTTGATGTATTAAAATTATTTATGCTTTTAATCAATGAATCTCTAGTAAGAGGAAAATTTAACATATCTGAAACTCTTAAACTAACATTTTCACATGTTCTTACTGTCATGTACATTAATGACTGTAATATATGTCTTGTAGCTGTATTAGAGTTAGCAGCTGCTAGTTTTTGTAAACCTACTAAAGCATTTTTATCTGGTGTACTACCATCTCGAGCTTCATTTAATCCTGTTACATCTCTTATCATTTGTAAATAATACTGATAAGTTTGTATCATTGATTGTATTTTAGAGATACCAGAAGAACTTTGTAATTCTTGTATAGGTATTTTACCTCTATTAGGATCACCATCTTGAGTTAATGATCTACCTACAACACTACCAGTTTGAAAGTACATGTTTAGTGCCTCTGCAGGATTATAATTTGTTCCGTTACCTAAATCTACCTCAGACAATCCATCAGCGTCAACATATACACCGTCAGGAACTATTCTAGCAAGTACTTGTTGTAACTTTAAATGAGTTAATTGAATCATATCTGCAAAACCTATGGTTTTACTTACAATAGATTCTATTCTACCTTGATACATTCTAGGCGCTGATAGTATATAGTTCATATTAACTTTAGTAGTATCAGCTACAGGTCTTGTCATATTCTCAGCTAATCTCCAATCTAGCATTGTATCTCCTAAACCTAACACCTTAGCACCAGTATATAACACCTCAATTGATCTTGACGCTCTTTTAAAATTATCACTTTCTGGTGGTTTCCAAAAGTCTGGCTTTTCTAATGTTTTTTCTAAACCTTGTTCGGTTTGTTTTATTTTAAATACCTGATCGTGATATGTTTTATATTCAAAAAATAATACTTGAACCATATCTTTTTGGTTTTGACCCCAATAACTATTATTAAAAGAGTTTCTACCTGGATATTTTTGTATTTCTTCTAAATCTGCATTTGTTAAATTAGGAAATTGTTTTTTTACCTCAGATAATGATAAGTTTTTTACTTCTCCTACGTAATATAAATCTTCAAAGTTAGGATCTTCAGTGTAAGACCAAACCATATTAGCTGGATTTACATATTCTGTGGTTATACCTTCTGATAAATTAAAATTAGTCTTACAAGCACCTATACCTAAAACTGTTAAATCATAAGCTATTTGTTTTTTAATTTGATCAAACTTATTATAACTCAACACTTTATCTATAATTTCTTCTTCAGCAATTTCAATACTTTGTTTGTAAGATAATTGCATGTATAAATCTAACTCTTCTGGATCATCTGGTAAAGCTTGAGGGTTAGTAGATGCATAATAATTCCTACCAGTTTGCTGAGTTAAATTAGCTATACTTTGTTTTTGTGTTATATCTCTTAATGCTGCTTCAGCGTAATTTGTTCTTGTTTTTATACCATAAGGATCAACAGCAAAAGATTTTATTTCATAACCTCTTTCTGTCATACCATTAACTACTATATCTACAAATTTAGATAAAACCGGTATTGGCTTCCAATCTAAATTAAGATAAGATAAATCACCATTTATAGCTAATTCATCTTTATATTTTTGAACTGGTTGTTCACCTCTTGCATATAATCTTAGTCTGTTAAAGTTTTGAAAATTATCAATAAATCTGTTTTGTCCACTGTTATTTCTAAACCATTCATGCTCAATAGCTTGAGCTACTTTTAAACCATATTCAAAAGAATTTTTCTCTTCTTCAGGTACAACCTGATCTGGAAAACTACTGTTATAGTTAATGTTAATCATTTATTTTGATTATTTTTGAATTTACTCCTTTATTGTTATATTTCTTAAAACCTAAAGGTATTTTAGATATAGTTCTTTTTATACTTGGAGAATATCTATTTTTATTACAAGCCATTATTGCAAGTCCTGAACTAATAGATGCATCATGTTGTGTTCTATTGTTTATATTAAAACGAGCCCAGTCTTCTAATGTTTTTTGAAAATACATATCACCATAACCTTCATGTGTTATACCAATAAAATTTTCTATATAATCTTCAATAGCTGCCGCGTGAGCTTGCTTAATATCCTCACTACTGTTTGGTATACCACCTATTTCTCTTTCAGTTACAGATAATTTGTTGTAAAGTTTATCTGGCCTATTTATAGAATATCCCCTGTATCCTCTTCTTTTTAAGTAATATAATAATCTAGGTTTATTATTTTCAGCAAGTATTGGCATACCGTAAAAAACTAATGCCATTAAAACGTCTTCAAAAAATATTTCAGCTGTTTGTGGTCTTGCTATATATTCTAAAAAAAACGTATTAGGAGGAACATCCTCCATTGAAAATTTAGTTAAACCGTGTAAAGCTCCTTTAGAACCTCTACCATCTACTGTTCCAGAAATATCATAACTATCACAACCAAATGCACCACAGTGATCATTTCCAGGGTATCTTATACCGTTTTTTAATAAATATTTATTTTGTAATTGAGCTGATGGCACCCAAGAAACAAGAAATCTTCCATTTTTATTAGGAAAAAATATAACTCTTGTGTCTTTAATACCATTTTCCCATTGAAAACTACCTTGTGTTACTACATTTGTATTTCTTAAATCTTCATTATAATCTATTTGTTCGTAAATCTTAGTTAGATTAAATAAAGATTGTTTTGCTTCATCTCTAAAAGCATGTTTCTCTGTTCGTGGAAACTGACGATAAAATTCATTTAAACTATCTTGATCATCTTTTAAACCTTCTACTTCATTTTCCCAGTGTGAGATAACTCCGATTTGTATCTTTCCTCCATCAATCCCTTGAACCGGTTTTTTCGGAGTGTCGAATACAGGAAATCCATGAGTATCAATGTATCCTTCGTAGTTCCATTCCATAGGTATGAACAAACTATATAATCCTGAATTAGTCTGTCCATTTCTGTTTCTTTTTGTAACATCTGATGCGTCATATAATTTTTTAAAATTATTACCTCCTTTATCTAAAGCGTTTGATGTTGATCCCATCATACACCTACCTATTACTCTACTACCTAACCTTAACGTTGTTTTCGTGACACGCCAGTTGTTGAGGATATTGTCCGGACGCTCCCATTTCCCTGATTCGTCGTGGGCAAGGAGCTTAAGTTTCTCCCCATCGTACGAGTTGTCTCCCGTGTTTTTCCAGTCGATCGTGGTGTCAAGCCCGACAAGGTCCTCGGGACGTTGATTCTGATCAATTTTACGCCTGGTAAGCTTCGAGGCAGGGACTCTATAGGCGAGTTCGGTCTTGGGTCTGTCCATACCGTCCTGGATGGGTTTGAAAAAGAACGGGTAATTAACTGAGATGGGTACCACTTTATCGGTAAACATCTTCTTTGCATCAGCTCCAGTCTTCGATAATATGCCATATCTGGAATCCGAAGAGATGGTTGCTTGGTGTACAAGTTCTGAAGATGCCATGAATGAAAATCCAGAACGTCTGTTCTTAAGGTAACACAATCCGTAACATCTGGTGTCCAATTTACATGCCTCCCAGAATATGAAAAAGATCCTGTTGGATTCACGAAAGTCCGGCCTGCCCACGTCAATTTTAGTCCACTGCAAGTACATGTAATGAGAACCAGTAATATAACTAGGAATGCCTTTGTTATAAAACCAGAAACCACTTTCACGCCTTTTAAACTCTTCATCAATATAATCATACCACTTTTCTTTAAAATTAGCAGGATAATTATTCCAATCAAAAACAGTTTTAATTTTTTCTAACTCTTTTGGATATTCATCAACCTCCCAATATTGCTCTTCTTTTTTTCCAGATCTCTTATATACGTTTTCTTCTAATGGAAGCGCAATTTTAAGACCTTGTATTTCATATATCTCACCAATTTTACCAGTTTTACTAATAATAATAACATCATGCTCTTCATTATAACCTGCCTCCCATTTTTTATATCTATTATTTCTTTTTAATATTTTAGGTTTTATGTGATTATGTATTACTTTATAAAGATTTTGTACGTACATTATTTAGATCTCCCTTCTGCAAAACCTTTAAAGCTTGCGCTTTTATCTTTTTTTGAACTTTCTTTTAACATACTTTCTTCTTCTTCTATACGTGTTAGTATTTCAAAAGCATCGAAGATAGCTAGTTTTTTAGTTGCGGCTGCGTTTTTTAATCTATCAGCCGATATATCATCATCAGAATCTACTATAGCTTCTTTAGCTACTTTAATTAATTCTTCAACTGCTTTTTGCCCAGCTTGGATTATATTCAGTTTTGTTTCTTTCGTGTTCATATTTAATTACAATATCATTAGATTCCATACAATATAAAAGTTCACCATCTATAATAAACTGAAACTCTCTGTTAGGTTTAAACCCTACAACATCCCCTGGGGTTATTTCTAGCGCCTCTAAGGAGCTATTGTCATATTTTACTATACCAGTATTCTTTTTTAGTTTAGACTTCTTAAAAGGAGTTTTTTCTAAAATAGGTTTTATGAAGCAATAGTCATTTGTAGTGTGCCATTTACCATTATTATTATAAAGATAAACTTGACTTACTTCAGCAAAGTACATATTATTTTTAAAGAACTTAGAACCATTAACAGATTTACCTTTTAAATTATAGTATCTTCTAAATAAATTATGATGAACTATAACTTTATCACCTTTTTTAATAGGTGTATTTAAAGCTTTAGGTACTTCTATTACTTTAGCTGTTCTATTAATAAATTTATGATCTGAAATGCTAGAATTAATTATTAATTCTTTTTTATCAACTTTTATTTTATTATTATAACGTTCACCTATAGGTTCTATAATAAATTGATAAAGACTTTGCATTAGTATTCCAAATCATATTCAACCGATATAGCCATATTAGAATTAAACTTTTTCCAAGGCAATACCTCGTTTTCTTTTTTTATGAATATATTGTAAGAAAACTCTTCTTCATCAAATAATATATGAGATATAATATGACCGCCATACACTTGCTGACCAACTGCGTAGTGCATGGCATCATTTTTGTAATCAGCACCTATACTGATTTTTCTTATAACGTTACTCACTTTTTTCTTCTATTGGAGTACACGTACCGTCTTCAAGACTAATATTTACTGCACCATATTGTTTTTCTAACTTTGTTTTAAAGTCTTCTATATCTTGAACAACACCAGCATATTTATGATTTAAACCATGTTTTTGTGCATCGAGAAAACCTATATCTTTTAATAATTGAGCTAGATCTTCTTGTTGTTTTTTAATAGTTTTTAATTCTTCTGGTGTAATTTGTACTTTAGCCTCTTCGACTTTTGATTCTACTTTTTTCATTTGATTTAATTTAATTAATTTAATTTACTCTAATATAAAGCTAGTATTTCACTAGCTGTAGTAGCAGTGTTTCCTACTAGAATTTTTCTAGCTAATAAAGGAAGTACTGTACCCGCTGGTACACTTTTTATAGTAACTGTTTGGTTTGGTTGTGCCCCAGCTAACTCTAACATAATATCTCCAGTACCGCCTACATATAATCCAAACGAACCACCTATTTGTTGATCAGCTTCATAAACTTCATTAGTAGATGTACTATATCCACTAGTTGGTTTTTGAAGATCACCAGCTGCTAAAGCGATACTTAAACTTCCAGTTATATTTGTTTGACCAAAAGCCGCGTTTAATGAATCAGCGTTAAATACTATAGTTTGCGTTGCTGCACCTAAATTAGGTCCTGCTCCAGGATTTACTGGCGCAGTTGAAGCCCCATCAGCTCTTGTAACTACAACTCTTACGTTTGTAATTGCTCCAGCTGCATCAGTTTCTATTTCATAATAAGCTCCAGTTCTAGTCATTTGAGGTGCTGTATCTTTTAAAAGAGGTGCTCCACCCGTACCTTTAGTACTAGGTATTGCAGATCCTAAAAAAGTACCACCTGACGCATAAGCAATTACTTTTTGTGCTGTAGCTGCTATATTTGCTGTGGTATCTGTAAATTGACCAGATGGTATACCAGCAGCGCTAGCCCCAGGAGCTCGTAAAGTAGCAGATGATTCGATGTCTACTGCACTAGTGAAAACATCACTTAAATTTTGTTGATACATATTTTTTTATTTTACTTTGTCTTTAATTTTTTCAAATGTTCTTAAACCACCTAATCCTAACATACCCAACAATACGGTCATTAAATGATCCATTTGTAAAGCAGGTGGAGCTTCGGTAGTTTGTGTTATCCAGATAAATAAATCTCTAATAACGAAATTATATGCTAATGCTACTCCACATATCCAACCAATAAATGGTCTCCACCCAGCAACGAATAATGTACGATGCTGAGCTTCAACTGCATTGATTTTTGTTTGTAATTCTATTAATTTTTCAGGATCTAACTCCTTGCCTTTTATTGCTTCTCTTATATCCCAAGCCAAGTTTCCAGCAACAGTTTTATTTCCACTGCCTTTACCTAAAAGACCTAGTAATAATTTAAACATTTATTTTTTTCTTTTACCCTTGAGAGCTAGACTTATTAGATGAATAAGCAGGCTTGTTATTAGTTTTTTCTTCACTCTTACTTTCATCTCTACGAGACTTATAACTTTGTGATTTAGTAGATTCTTTACCATTACTCATTCCAAGAGATTCATCTAATCTAGCATTATAGCCTTGTTTTTTAGGTCCATCATGTGGATGTGAGTGTGATCCTTTGTCAGTATCATAATTTTTAGGCCCATCTCTGTGCATATCATGCTCAATTGGCATATCTTTTATAAATCTACTATTGGCTAAGGAGTGTTTAGACATCCAAGATCCTCCTTTTACTTCTTTACTTCCGTATCCCATTATTTCTTTTTTTTAATTGTTATGCGTTATATGCTTCTTTCTCCCAAGGTAGATTTTTATCTCCTTCGTCAAAAGCTTTAGGACCTTTACGTGGATATACTTTTCCTTTCCAAGTAACACTGTCTTCATCATATTGAAGATCACCTCTTTTCATTTGGTCAAGATGAACCTTTTCATGATCAATAACGTCTTGTTGTTCTTCTTTGTTTGTTATATTTTTGTTTATTAAAATACTACCGTTTTGATCAGCAATACCCATAACGCCGTCTTCTAAGTCCATACTATAAACAGGAGTGTTGTCTACGTTAAAGGGAAAACCTTTCATTTTAAAAGCCATACTAATCTTTGTAAGGGAATATTTTATTTAATGTTTTTTTTCTTTGCTCACAACCACAGGGAATATTAAGACCATTGGAGACTGAATCAACAATAGTCTTAATACCTGTTTTTGTAGTAAATTTCTCAATAGAATCTCCTAATCCTTTTGATTTCATTAACTACTTGTTATGCCCACTGAATATCACTCCAGTACATTTGAAGTGGAGTTGCAGCTTGATCTTTACCTAATTGTGCACTAGCTTTTATCCCACCTGGATTAGCAGTCATAGCTGATTTTACAGCATCACCTAAAGGTGCGCCTGTGCTATTTGTTGGGTTTGCTTGTGAAGAGCTAGATGTGCTTGCCGTTAGTGTAATAGTATCTTTTCCACTAGGTACAGCATTTATAACCACCTCTAAAGTTTGAGCAGCTGTTTGTTTGATTTCAGTAATAAGACTTGCGTTAATTAAATGTTTTGTATTTAAATAACTAGAAGCATTACCTACTACGTTAAATTCTATAAATTTTGCCATTTTTTGTTTGTGTTTGTGTTTGTGTTTGTGTTTGTGTTTTGGCTAGGTTTGTACAGTCCTAATCTGTTTTAATTATTATATAAAGGATCTGATGCGTCTTTATCTCTTGTTTTATTGTCAAAAGTTATATTCTTAATTTTTCCATGTTTATCTCTCCACTTATCTGCGGCTTTATGAAACGTATCATAATCATTATCATATTCAGATTTCTCTTCTTTACTAAGATTAGCATAAGCCATTCTATCTGTATATGTTTTACCTTCTGGTCTTGAGTTTAATTTTCCAAGAGTAGGTATTTTTTCTCTTTTATCCAAGTCTCTACCAAGATTTGCTTTAGGAACACTAGCTGCAATATTACTAACTGAAGGAACAGCACTAACTGAAGGAACAGATGTTTTAACGCTAGTTTCTTTTTTTCCTGCTGGTTTTTTATCATAATAATTACTAACAGTATTAGAAATACTTTTTTGTAAATTATCTAAACCTTGAGCTTTTTGTCTCATAGCGCTTACATCACCAGCAGCACCACCATCAAACCTAGTATATGCTCCTGTAGATTGAGGATCTTGTAAATTAATTCCACCAAATCTTGAGCTATAAGATAAATGTGCAGGAGAATCTCCTTTATAATCGGAGTCAGCATGATGTAACTGGGTTTTAGTGTCATGTATTAATTCCCTTTCGTGAATCATATCTTGCTTATAACTATCTTTACCAGTATGCTTATATTTTTCATCCTCATGATGTATTTGAGTTTTTGCATCATAGATTAATTCTCTATCATGTATCATTTCTTCTTTACGAGAATGTCTTGCATTACCTGTATAATGCCCGTAATGTCCTTTTTCCATTTTATTATTTTTTTTCTTTATGTTTATTACAAAAATTTCTAGCAGCTGCAACACTACCAAATCCCCATTTTTTTAAAGCCATAGCTTTTTTAGTAGGTTCTCCTTTAGCATCTTTCATTGCGCCTGCCATGCCGGCAAATCTACAAGCAAAAGAAATTCTTCGTTTTCCTGTACCTGAAGTTTGTCTAGATCCTAATTTTTTACCAGTTTCAGCGGTATATTTCTTACGCATTTTTCTATTTTGTTTTTCGTAAGATTTTTCTGTAACTTTAAAAGGACTATTTGAGGTCATAACTTATATTTTAATTATTACTTCTTTTCTTTAAGTTTTACCCACTTAGATATTGTATATCCAATAGTTACAAGTAATAGTATAATTTTTAATGATACTTCTAAATGAGTCATAGAAATAGCAAGAGCTATCCCGTTTATTGCGAGCAATTTTATATCTGATATTGACATTTTAACCTTTTCTTCCTTTAACTATTGATGTAATAGGATATTTAACTTGATATGCTACAGGCTCACAAGGAAATTTAGATACTTGCATGCCTGTTATACCTGAGCTAGAGCCCACTTGATGCATCCTACCTTGTTGATTTAATGGTCCATCCCATATATGAGATTCACCTACTATACCAACCTTTTTTTCTTTACTTGCTTTATTATATGCTTTATCTTCGTGCATGATTATTTATTTTTTTAATTCAGGATATTTACTTAAAACACAAGCTTTTATTTTAGCTGGGTTTTTTGCATTATGTGCTAATTTTAAAGCTGACTTAGCTCTTTCTAGTGTATTAACAGGAAATGTACCTTTAGGCCCACAAAACTGTGATTTTTTTAAATTTTTATATTTACCGGCATTTGACATACCTGGTTCTTCCCTTATTTCTGATATTGTTTTTTTATAAAACGGTGAGTTACTTTTCATATTATTATCTTATAGGATCATATAAAGCTCCATCGCCCATATAATTATTATTACAACCAGGTTGTGAATTTGAACCTGCTTTTAAATCTGTGCCACCCATACTCTCAGGTATGTTAGCATTATCTACGGCTGGACTTGGAATCCCACCGCTTTCCACTTGTGTAGTTTGTGTTGTAGGAGTTTCTCCAGGCATTGTAACAGCCCCAGTATCATTAATCCAAGAATCATCTTGCATATCATCCGCTAACTCACTTGTTTGTATTGCATTACCACTTTCATCTAAAAAACCTGTTAAACCAGATTGAGCACCTACCGCCCCAACTCGCTCTCCAGCAGTTGTAGTTGTTATTGGTCCCATAGCTTCGCCTGATTCTATTAATGCATTATTAGCAGGACCATCACCACTTGCAATAACAGCACCCATACCTTCTGTGGATGGTAATATTTCATCTCCAGCAAAAGCGTCAGGCGATAACCCTGTAACTGCATTTACTTGAGAACTATATCCAGCATCACTTGCTATACCTCTTGTACCACCAGCAGCCATTAATGCTTCATTTGAAGCTCTCATTTGTTCTGATGTTCTTTGTTGAGATAATGTTTCTCCTACAAAAGCATTTGTGCCAGTACTAGGTCTTGGTGTATAGGTAGGTACAGCTGGTCCTGATTTTGTTTCGCTACCAGGGGCTTGTCCGTACGTATTAGCACCTATGGCTATTTTTAATGGACTTTTACGTAAGAAAGGACTTTTACTTTTCATCTTGTTTTATCATTATTAACGTTTTTAATAGCAGTGATTAATACTCTATCCATATAAGTTTCACCTCGCATTATTTTATTTCTTCTTTTACTTATGGGTACATCTTCATCACCCAGCATAATTCGGTACATTCTTGCTATTAGTTGTTTACACTTGAAAGAAACTTTATAGATATGATACTTTTGTGTAGTTCTGTTTCGTTTCCTCCACACAACTATCCAATCGTTTTTTATCATTTTGTTCCAGCGTCTGTTGTCCCAACTGTAAGCATAAGTACCGATTTTAAAATCTTGCTTAGTAAATAATCCCATGCAATCAAAGTATATTAATAACTCTAAATCTGCATCGTTTAAATTATTATTTCTGCAAGCCCATTTACGAATTAATCTATAATGCTTTAATAAGTTTAATTCTCTTATGTCGCTTGCATCTAATTTTCTCATAGTACAACTACGACATCTTGTAGTTTTATAACAGTAAACTTTTCTTTATTAAATTCAACACCGTGACCAGCATGTTTATCATAATATATAACATCTTCTGGTTTTAAACCTTTTATATCATCACTTATAGAAACTATTGTAGCTTTTTTGTAACGTATATCTTCACGGTCTTTATCAATAATAATTAAACCACCTTTAGTTTTATCTGTAGTAGTTTTTTCTGTTTTTATTATAATATTATTACCTATCGCTCTCATTGATCCTTAAGTTATTAATTACACAATCAGTTGATAGTATTGTTGTAGCTACAGATACAGCATTTTTTAAAGCACTTTTAGTTACTAATAACGGATCAATAATACCAGATTTAATCATGTTAACTTCTTTACCAGTTATAACATTTATCCCGTTTCCTTTTTTATCAGGTATATTAGTTTTTAATCCTGCATTTTCTAGTATAACTCTAAAAGGTGCTACTATAGCTTTTGTCAAAACTTTTTCAGCTTCGTCTTTTTCTTTTATACTTAATGCTGCATTTAATAAAGCAATACCGCCTCCTGGCACTATACCTTCTTTTATAGCAGCTTTTGTAGCACAGATAGCATCTTCTATCCTATCTGCTTTTTCTTTTAATTCTATGTCAGAATTTGCACCTACTTTAACTATAGCAATTTTAGCAGAAAGCCTAGCTAATCTTTTTTCTAGGTTTATAATTTTTGCTGTTATAGTTGCAGTAGATAATTCTTCTTTAATTTGGGTTATAATGCTTAAAATTTCTTCTGAAGGTTCACCCACTTGTATTACAGTATCTTTTTCTGTAGTAGTAGCTTTTAAGCATGAACCCAATAACTCTGGTTGAATTAAATCCATGTCATCTCCTAAATCTTCATTTATTACAGTTGCACCTGTTAATAAAGCTAGATCATCTAATGTTTCTCTTTTATTAACACCAAACGTAGGAGCATTAATTACATTTACTTTTATATTACCTTTAGTTTTATTCATAGCAAGTGTTGCAAGAACCGGTGGTTCTACATCAGCTATAATAAGTAAAGGTTTATTATTTTTTATAACATATTCTAATACTGATTGTATTTGTCTTATGTTTTCTACTGGTGATTCAATTAATAGTACAGCTGGATTTTCTAATTCACAGCTTTTCTTTTCATGATTAGTAATAAAATGTGGATTACCTAATCCTTTATTATATTGAACACCATCTACTAATTCTACTTCTGTTAATGAATTATCAGAATATTCCATCATGACTACACCTGTTTGACCAACAGATCTAAATGCATCACCAATTATTTTTCCAAGTTCTGGATCATTGTTTGTAGATATGGTAGCAATATTATCAATCATACTACCTTTTACAGGTATACTATTTTTTTCTAAATACTTTATTACTTTTTTAGTAGCAATATTTATACCATCTTTTAGTTCTCTTGTACTAGTTTGAGAATGGTTTACTTTTGCTTCTTCAAGTATAGCATGTGCTAAAATAGTAGCAGTGGTTGTACCATCACCTGCTTCATTTACTGTTTTTCTGGCTGCTTCTTTTAAAAGTGTAGCACCCATATTTTCTACTGGATCTAATAAAACTATTGAATTCGCAACAGTAACACCGTCTTTTGTAATAACAGGTTTACCTTGATCATCTTCAAGTAATACACACTTACCGCTAGCCCCAAGAGTGGAGCTAACAGCTTGTGTAAGTTTATCAATCCCTTTAAATACTTGATTCTGAGCTTCTTGCCCAAAATTAAGATTCTTGACTATTAAGTCTGACATATTAGATTAAATTTAATTAGATTATTTGATTTTATTTAAAGGTTTTAACGACTTTTGGACCATTTAAGAACTCAATTTTTTTACTGTAATGTTCAACAGATGTGTTGATAGCATTTTCAGCTCCTTCAATTGTTTCTCTTCTGGTTACGTCAATCCATTCTTCTTTTTCTGGATCTTGGTATTCAGTTTGATAAAAACCATTTGGTAACTGGGTAATACGCCAATTCTTTTTATTAGCAAGGTGTTTCCATAGTTTTTTGGTTTCTTCTGAAATTTGTGGGCGACTACCCCACGAATGAGTCTGGTAAAATAGTGTCATTGGTTTTGGTTTTAATGTTTGACAATAGGTTTATAATATATTATTACTTGTTTTTTTAGTTTTTTAGGTTATGGGGCAGTTTCTGTTGCTAAAGCTGAAGCTTGAGTTGCAGATAGAGCGCTTGGAAATAATCTTACTTGAGCTATTTGACCAGGAAAACCATAATTAGTACCATCCCATGCCCCTATTCTATTTACCGCTGAAGTTGCACCTGCGTCTGTAGTTCCTGAATCGGTATATATAGAAGTTCCATCTTTATATATCACTACCCCTGTTGTTGATGATTTTGTTATTACAAAATTTTGCCAAACCCCTGTTACAACAGAACCAGCTGATGTTTGATGTGAAGTTGGATCAGAATAAAACATTAATTTATCTGTATATACAGTAACGGAAGTATAATAATCAGATGTTAATCTTAATATAGTATTATCAGCTCCAAAAGAAGATCCATATATCCAAAAAGACCATGAAAAATCATTTGCTTTACTTAAACTACTTGAGTTTGGTAAATCTATTTTAGATGTAGTACCATTAAATGTTGCTGAATTACCAAATTTACCAGAAGTATAAGTAATAGCTGTTTCTCCAGTTCCATCATAATTACCACAAGTATCATCGTCATTTGATTGTAGTTGATATAAAGCAG